TGCTTCCGCCTTTTGCTGCGCTATCAAATTCGCCTTCTCTTGAGCCTTTGCGAATTTGTCGTTGTACGCTTTCTCCATGTCGTAAAGTTTCTTCTGCTGGCGAAGTTCCTCCCTATTGTATTCCTGCATTTGTCGTATATCCTTGTAGTCCATCCCAGGATTTTTCGCGGCTAAAAGTTTTACTTGCTCCTGAGAGATAGACACCCCGTCCCTTCCTATCTCTATGTCCTGTATCATCAAGGCTTTCATCTCACCCCAGGCTTTATTGAGTTGAGCAATCAAAGCCGCGTTAGCCGCTGCGGTTGCTGCCATGCCACCGGGGGCGTTGGGGTCTTGAACTGCTTGGAACCCGCTTTTTACACCCGTCGAGCTGCTTCGTCCGCCAAAAGCGGGAGTCCTCCCTAGTTCATATCCGCCACCTGGGAGCTTATCGGCAGACCAATACGGCGCGAAGGTCGAAGTGTAAGTGCCGCCCGAGTTCTGCTGACTCGCCTCCACGGCAGCATTGTATTTCGCCTCCCGCTTTTTTTGCTGCGCTTCCAGTTCTTGCAATGTTTTTGCGTAGCTTCTGGCCGCGTCCGCGAAAGAGTTTCCGCCTTGTGCCATAGCCTCGACTATTTTTCGGTTCCCTTCATTGATATCCAGTCCGGCATTCTGCATAGCTTGGTCGATAGCCGAGAGACCTTGGCCGACTTGTCCGCCGCCGCCCCCGCCTCCGTTGTCCTTCATCCAGTCAAGCTCGCCAATCTCGTCAAACCACTTCTTGATGTTCCCTCCTTCCTCACTAACGGCTTTCATCTTGTCTTTGATTTTATCAAGCGCGTCACCAGCTTCGCCGATGGAGTGACCCGTCTCGTCGGCACTATTAGCCCACTTGTCCGTGGACGTGACAATTTCGATAAGGGACTCTTGTGCAGCAGAGAGCCCGTTCGAGAGAGCCTCCATGCCATCCGCAGCAAGTTCTTTTGTCTTGGAAACAAAGTCATCCCAATAGCCCGTAGCCATGATAACGATAGCCACAAACGCGGTGAGGCCGACAGTGATAGCCCCGATTTCCAAAATAAGCGGATTGAAGTTCAGCGTAAATAGAGCGACACCGAACGCCCTGATCGCGGGGATCATCTGAACCATTAGGAGCGTCTTGAGAGTCGTAAAGACCCCAATAACTCTCCAAAATGCGGCAATGAGAAGTTCATAGTTCCAAGCTGCCCACACCGCAATAAACGCGTTAACAACAAGCGTGGTCTCACCCATCGAGAACCCAAGCATCTGCGTGATAGTGATGATTGCACCGATAGCGCCAAGGCCCAAGTTGATGCGTTGAGTCAGCACAAGCCAAGCCACACCGAGCGCCGCCACGAGCATTGAGAGGTTTCGCAACGAGCCCGCCCAATCAATGAATGTGGAAATGATGTTACGAATTACTTGGCTGAGAGTCACCGTATGACCGGCGATTTTAAGTTCGTACCCGCCGAAGATCGAGAGAGCCGTGCCGATAGCACCGAGAAGGAATAGCCACCGATTGAGCGGACCAGTGACGAACGTAAACGCAGTGGCGAAAAGACGGAGAGCCATTGTGGCCCCACCGAGCCCTTGAATCCAAACCACCAGTTGTGCCACGCCGAAAGCGAGACCGAAGTTAATCAGGGCGGGCAGCACATATTCCGCCGCGTGCCCTATAGCAATCAAGGCGTAAGCGAAACCGCTCAAGAGCCCGGCGTTCTGCTCCAGGCTACCCGTAGCGCGCACAAGGGAGTTGTTGAACACCGTGAACGCCTGGGAGATGGTCGGCACCGCACGTCCCCACCACTTCTCAAGAACTTCACCCGTTTTCAACAGGTCGTCTTTGAACGCGCGGCTCGTATACTGCTGCGTGATAATCATTTGTCGAATTTGCGACAAGGTTTGGTTGGTCGCTTCCGCCATCGCGTGCAAGAGCGCGGGGTTGTCGATCAACAACGAGTTCCACTGGCGCGCTTTAACAACGCCTTCCGACAAACCATGCGCCAACTGGATTGTCGCCGCCGTGGCTCGCTGCCCCGTAACACCGAGAAGGGCAAGACCCGTCGCCGCGTTCTCGGTGATCTTGAACATTTCGTCCATAGTCGCGCCGGTGTCTCGCGAGGACAAAGCCAACTGCCTCATGAGGTCGGAGTTGCCCTCAAGTGGCGTTCGAGTCTTTTGGGAGATTTGGTACAAGCGGTCGAACGAGGCCGAGAGCTTATCGCCACCGAGCCCCGCGATGGCGAGGTTGTTCTTGATCTTCAAAAATTCGTCGGAGAGCTGCTTCAGTTCGTAAATCAGGGCGACAGCAGTGAAGGCGTGCCCGAACTTTTGGAATACGGAAGTGACGCCCTTCGCCTGGGTTGCCGTAGCTTTCAGGTTGCCCTGTAGCTGCCGCAACTTGGCATTAGCGATTTCAGTCTTGACCGAGACCCAAATGTTATAGACTGACACTGCCCCTACCCCTTACGCCGTGGTGCCGGTACGCTTCGCATCTCCCGAATGGAGGAAGATTCCTGCTTATGCTTGTTCGCCGACTCCGAGTCCCTCCGCTTCTTATCGTTATCCCGGAGACTTGTATCTACTGCCCGCATTATACTCACAAACGACAAGGCTACGTCTTGGTCGAGGCCCTTGTGGTCAGCGTACATCACCATATCACGCCAGGGGATTACCCCGTCAAAGGAACGGCACGTAGTCAAATCGCAGTAGGCAGCGTACAGCCATTCCTCCCCCGGTTCGAGGTATGGTTCTTCCTCTAACCAAAGGGGGAGGGGTCGGCCTTTTTCGGCAGCGGATACAACAGAGAACCCTTGACTGTGGAACTTTTGGTCCCACTCTATCCGCTCAATTAGTTTTTTGAGATGCCCTCGACGTTGACGGTATCAACGAAGTTCGACGGGTTGGAACAGAAGTTCCGAAGCTCGTCAAAAATCCAGTCCGGTAGGGACTCAATAAAATCGTTGCACTCACTGACGCTGAACGCCACCGAAGCACCGTCTGCATCCACCACGTTCGTCCAGCCGACGACAACGTACTTGGAATAGAGCCGACGGTCATTGGAGCGGGTGTCAGCCACCATGCTCATATTCACAGCACCAGCACGGTATGCGTTGGCGTTCTTCCGGGTCATCTTCAACTGCTCGTTGGCGAAGCCCTTATTGGACTCACCGGCCACTCGAACAATCAGGACGGGGTTGGTCTCGCCGCCATCGGTAGAGATGGACGAGAGGGTGTATTCAGCAGTGATGTTAGCACCCACGTCGAGCGCCTTCAAATATGAAAAGTCAGCCATTTGAGGATTCTCCTAGGACTGGTCGGGGTGTCGGGGAAAAGTGGTGAGGCGGCGGGTCCCCCGACCTGGATGCCGCCTCACCTATCCGCCTTTAGGCTGGCAGAACCGGGAAAATGCTGACCCCGACGCTGGTATTCAGAGTGGGATCAACAAAGGCCATACCTTTTACGCCGATCAACACAGTCTCGTTGACCGGAAACTCTTTCGCGCCATCACCGAGGGTCATGGAGGGAATGTCCACCACGATAGCGCCATCGTCGTTCGCCATGATGAAGTCCATCGTGACGGTGGTGTTGTTGCGGATCGCGTCGGTCACGTCACCGCTCGTGAACAGGCAGCTAGTCTCAAGGTCAACCTCGAAAATGCCACTGTTCATGTATTTGGCCCCAAGCTGACCAAGGACCTTCTCGGGGCTCACACTGTTGGCGAGCTTGAGGGTAATATCCTTGAAGTCAGTGGTCAGGCCGGTCTCGTCCGTCTGCGTGATACGCAAGCGGGCAAGGTCCTGAGTGGTGTTGTACGCAACAGTCATCTCAGGCAGCTTGGCCGTGGAGGCGTTGGTCTTGCGGCTTGTGGTCGGAACCTCGGTATCGGTGCCGATGAACTTATACTTCACACCGGCCTTGTCCGCCAGGGGAAGCTCGAACGAGACTTCATCGCAGTAGTTGCCAAGTGCGTACTCGTACTCGTCGGTGCCCACAGCGTTGAGGTCCGGGTAGGCCATCTCGAACTGGTAGCTACGCTCGATGTAGTCGGCATCGTCCACGTCCACGTTACGGATGAAGCGACCGAAATACATATCCACGTATAGGGTCGTGTTCGCTTCCGCAACGAACGTGGTCGCCTTCTTGTCGAGGGTGAGCAGGTTCGCAGCCGGGGCGAGGGAGATACGCGCGTAGCCGTTATTGGCAGCAGTGCCGAACTTGTTTGCAGTAAGAGCGCCACCGATGTAGATGAACTGACCGGCCTCCAAACCGAGGGTGGTCAGGTTGAGAGCCGTGGTAACGAGGTTGCCATCGGAGTTCACGTCGAGGTCGCCCACCGCAGT